GATGGCCGCGAGGTTCGCATCTATGCGGTGGATGGGAGTGGCGCGGTGCCTGTGCATGGCGCAATTAAGAACACCTATGGTTGGGAGCCATACCAATGGATCAAGGACGGGCGATCATATCTGAAGGATGGACCTGAAGACCTCATCGAAGTGAAGCCCCGCATCAAGCGTGAGGTGTGGGTGAATGTGTACCCCGACATGAGGGGCGTTGATGGCTATGTCACCAGCCGCGAATACGCAGACAGGTGCGCTGATGAGGGACGCATCGCCTGTGTGAAGCTGGTGATTGATTGCGAGGAAGGAGAGGGTTTATGAGTTGCTGTGGACAGGCTATTGAGTGGAAGCCGCAAACAAAGCCGAATGGCGAGTGCCCTGATTGTGGTGAGGAGACTGTTGATGGTGAGGCGTACCGTCAGTGCAGTTATTCTCCGGTGGAGTGTAAGACTTGCAACCATCGTCCTTGTGATGGGAGTTGCTGATGCTCCGCGCTGATATGATCCCCGACGAGGTGGTGGAGGCGGCTGCGAAAGCCGCATACGAAAATCAACGAACCAGAAAATGGGACAGATGCGGGTATGTAGGCCAGCAACAACTGCGCCGTGACGCCCGCGCAGCCATCGCCGCCGCCCTCAATGCGTGGCCGGATGCGTGGCGACCAGAAGCGGATGATGTCCTCATCCTCCCCCTGCCGCTGGAACAGCCCGTAAGCCTTCACGGCTTGCAAAAGGGCAAGGAGCCGCGCGATGGGTAGACCAATCACGAAGGGTCAGTTTGCCGATTTGTGGCTCAACGAGTTTGCGCCAAAACACCTCTGCTGCCTATGTGGCAACCGTGGCATCATCGACACACGGGGAAAGGTGTTTTCCCCTGCGGGGGTTGAGTGTGGCGCGCTTGTCTATTGCATTTGCCCTAACGGGCGGTCGTTGAAGAAACAGAACTTTCTGCCGCAGGAGCCGCGCGATGAGTGAGCGCATCCCACTGAAGGGTGGCGACGAGCATGACGCGCTGACCGGGTGGCGCAAGCTTATCAAGTTCCGCCCCGGCGAACGAAAGAAAGCAAAGCGCAGCTACATCAAGCGGCTGAGGAAGTGGCTGAAGAAGGAACCGCACAATGAAGGAGAAGTAACATGAGACTGATGGTAGATCCACCTGATGGGTGGAAGTATTCATTCCCAAAGGTATGTCCTAAAGAACACCAGCACAGGATACTTGACTGGATTGTAGAAGAAGGGTATCCAAAGCTAATGATTGAGATGCTTGGTAAACACTTCTATGTCAGGTGCTGGGAAATAGAATAGGATGAGATGTCACATCTGTAACAAGGACTGTCCTGATGGAGAGATAAGACTGGAAAAGAGGGGAGGGAAGATACAGTTCTCCCCATGCAGTGAATGCCAGAACATGATACAAAAGACAGTGCTGATGAAAGAATTAGAGAATGAAGAGGCACCAACCTTGCCCTTGTGGGACATCGAGTGATGGATTATATGACTACGGAGACCATCAGTATTGCTTCGTATGTAACAAATACTTTGGTGAAGGAAAAGAAATGACTAACATGTCTAACACGCCTGTGATGATGAAGGGTGATCTTGCCCCCATCCCTGACAGGAAGCTGACACAGAAGACTGTTGAACTGTACAAGGTACTACAGACAGACGGTAAGCATCTGTATCCTTATTACAAAGACGGTAAGCTGGTGGCTGTGAAGACCCGTCTGCCTGACAAGTCCGGGTTCCCATGGGCTGGCTCACCGGGACAGGTAGAACTCTTTGGACAGAACCTGTTCCCCCAAGGTGGTAACCAAGTCACCATTGTGGAGGGTGAGCTTGATGCACTGTCTGCGTACCAGATGCTGAATGAACCTGTTGTGTCTGTCTGTTCTGCAAGTACTGCAATGGCAGATCTGAAGCGGAACTACGAATGGGTTAACTCTTTCAAGAAGATTGTCTTTGCCTTTGACAATGACAAGGCAGGACAGGAAGCACAGGGTAAGTGCGCCAGTCTCTTTGATCCTAAGAAGGTCAGGATCATGAAGCTGTCTCAGCACAAGGACTCTTCAGATTATCTGGTCAACAACAACATCAAGGAGTTTTATGAGCAGCACAGAACAGCCGGACCTTTCACCCCCGATGGTATCGTATCCGGGTCAAGCATCTATGATCTACTCCTCCGAAAGCCTGAGTATGAGTCTGTTAACTACCCATGGGATGGTGTCAATGACTATACCTATGGACTGCGGACTGGAGAACTTGTTACTGTCATTGCTGGAACAGGTGTTGGAAAGACGCAGTTCCTCCGAGAGTTGATCTATGGTCTGCTCCACAACACCCAGTCTAACGTAGGTGTCCTGTTCCTTGAGGAACCTATCCGTGACACTGGCCTTGGATTGATGTCTGTTCATGCGAACAAGCGTCTGTTCTTGCCCGATGCAGAGTATACAAAGGAAGAGTTTGATGAGGCGTACCAAGCTACTGTTGGGTCTGGTCGTGTGTTTCTTTACGATAGCTTTGGTTCTAATTCTATCGACCGTATCCTTGGTACTATCCGTTACCTTGTCCGTGCCCTTGACTGTAAGTACATCGTCCTTGACCACATCTCCATTGTTGTCTCAGACCAGAGCAACGGGGATGAGCGAAGGGCTCTTGATGAGATTGCCACCAAGCTCAAGACCTTGACGGTAGAACTGTCTGTGTGTATCATCATGGCTGCACATCTGAGGAGGCAACCGAATGGACAATCGCACGAAGAAGGTGCTGTGGTTAGCCTTTCTGATATTCGTGGGACTGCCGGGATTGGTCAACTTAGCAATATCATTCTTGGTCTTGAACGAAATACTCAGGCCGATGATCCAAGCGAACGACACATCGTCAGGGTGCGAGTAGTCAAGAACAGGTTCAGTGGTATGACTGGTCTGGCCACACACCTCAGGTACCATACCGACTCTGGGAGATTGATTGAAGAACAACCCGATACACCTGTAAATTCGGAGAACACAGATGAAGATGACAGTTAACTTTTATATAGACACATGGATCAGTGAGGATGGTATCCACCTGTTCACTGAGACACAAGAAGGTGTAGCTGAAGAGGTGATCACATTCTTCAGACTGGCCAACGAGTTCATTGATAGCCAGTGTGTACCCACAGAACCTCCCACTATTAGACAGGACGGGAGAGAAGAGATTGCCAAGCTTGCATATAAGCTAGAAGCAACAGCCGCCTACCTACGTAACCAAGGGTTACAGATCCAGAGTTGGGAAGACAAGCATGGAAAAGATCATATGGGACATAGAGACTGATGCCCTTCAGCCTACCAAGATTCACCTCTTGGTTGCAAAGGTACTTGGCAAAGACGGATACTACATCTTCAGGGACAGAGAAAAGTTTGGAGAGTTTTACAAAGCATTCCCCGGAGCAGAGTACATTGGACATAACACGATATCTTTCGACTCTTGGGCTTTGTCCAAACTGTGGGGCATATCTATACCAGTATCTAGACAAACCGACACTCTTGTGTTGTCTCGCCTGTCAGACCCTACTCTTGACGGACACTCCCTTGATAAGTGGGGAGAACGTCTTGGCGAGAGAAAACTAGAGTTCAAGAACTTTGCTGAGTACTCTGAAGAGATGAAGGTGTACTGTAAGCAAGACGTAAAAGTTACGGAGAAACTGTATCTGCATCTACAAAGGATGTTGAAAGGGTTTTCACCAGAGTCTATTCGTCTTGAGCATTCGGTACAACATATTGTACAGGAACAGGTACGTACAGGGTTTCTGTTAGACAAGGCGGTGGCCATGGACATCTACACTGGTGCCCTACAAGAGGCTAACCGTATCGAAGACGCAGTGGTAAAGTTCTTCCCACCCATTGTGACTGAGCGTATCTCTGAGAAGACCGGGAAGAAACTGAAGGATCATGTCGAGTACTTTAACCTTGGTTCACCACTTCAGATTGTCAAGAGACTTGACGAACTAGGATGGAAACCAACCGTGCCTACCAAGACAGGTAAGTCTTTCAAGATATGTCAGGAGAACCTTGACACTATCCCTGATCAGATGCCTGACGGAAGTCCAATGCCTGAGTGTATCAAAGACCTTAAGAAGTGGAAGATCCTTGAAACAAGATGGAAGACTGCAAAAGACTGGATTGACAGAATGGACGGAGATGGA